GTGCAATTGCACTAGGTTATCAAGCAGGTCAAAGTAATCAAGGTTTAAATGCAATTGCTATTGGAATACAAGCAGGTCAAGGAACACAATCTAGTGGAGGTATTGCTATTGGATATCAAGCAGCATTTGATCCTCAAGGAATAAATGCGATTGCTATTGGAATACTAGCTGGGAGAACAAATCAAGGCACAAATGCTATTGCTATTGGTGATCAAGCTGGTGTATCTACTCAAGGGGCTGCGGCTATTGCAATTGGTCAAAATTCTGCTAGAACTGCACAATCGCAAAATGCAATTGCAATTGGAGTTTCATCCGGACAAGGAACACAAAGTTCAGGTGCTATTGCAATTGGTGCAAATACTGGATCAGTAATTCAAGGTCAAAATTCTATTGCGATTGGATCAAATGCTGGACAAAATACTCAAAGCTCTGGTGCTATATCTATTGGACAAAATTCAGGTTTAAATACTCAAGGAACTAATGCAGTTGCAATTGGTAATGCTGCAGGATCTCAAGGACAAGGACAAAATGCAGTAGCGTTCGGTCCAAATACTGGACAAACTAGTCAAGGAACTGCTGCTATTGCAATTGGACAAAATACTGGACAAACTAATCAAGGTCAAAATGCAGTTGCAATAGGTAATCAATCTGGGCAAGGAACACAATCTAGTGGAGCAGTTGCAATAGGTAATCAAGCTGGAACAGCAACACAAGGAACAAATGCAGTTGCAATTGGTAATTCTGCAGGATCTCAAGGACAAGGACAAAATGCAGTAGCGTTCGGTCCAAATACTGGTCAAACATTTCAAGGAACTGCTGCTATTGCAATTGGACGAAGTTCTGGACAAACAAATCAAGGTCAAAATGCAGTTGCAATAGGTAATCAATCTGGACAAGGAACACAATCTAGTGGGGCAGTTGCAATAGGTAATCAAGCTGGAACAGCAACACAAGGAACAAATGCTATTGCTATTGGTAATTCTGCAGGATCTACAAATCAAGGAACTGGAACAATTGCTATTGGTAATAATGCTGGACAATCTACACAAGGAAATGTTGCAATTGCTATTGGTAATAATGCAGGTTCAATAAATCAAAGTGCTAATAGTATAGCAATTGGTTCAAATGCTGGATTATCAACTCAAGGACAATATGCAATTGCTATTGGTAATAATGTTGCACAAGCAGGACAACAATCCGCTGCAATTGCAATAGGTTATCAATCAGGTGGAACACAAGGACAATGTGCTATTGCATTAGGTATTTATGGAACTGCTCAAGCTAATCAACAATCCGGTGCAATTGCAATAGGATTTCAAGCAGGCACTGCAACACAAGGAACAAATTCTATTGCTATAGGTGTAAATGCTGGGCAAACTAGTTTGGGAACTAATTCTATTGCTATTGGTAATTTAATTACTATTACACATCCAAATACAATTGCTATAAATGCTTCAGGTGTTGCATTTACTTCTGCTCAGGCAAATGCTTTTTATGTAACTTCTTTAAGAGGAGTTGCTATTGCTGTTCCAATAGTTTCATATGATACTGCTACAGGAGAATTACGTTATAATACTTCTTCTATAAAATATAAAACTGGAGTGACAGATTTGGCAAAAGATATTAATAGTATAAATATTAGTAATGGAGATATTGATACTTCTACTATAAATCAAGTTATACCACGTAAATTTACTTCTACGATAGATAATAAAAAATATATTGGGTTTGTTGCAGAAGAATTAAATAAGATTGATCCTAATTTTGTTTGGTTAAATCAAGATAGTTTGCCAGAAGGAATTAATTGGTTTAATATGTTAACTTATCTTATTTCAGAAAATAAAAAATTAAGACAAGATGTTGATAGTTTACTTACTAATACATCTACTTATACCAGGTTTAAATCAACTATTGATTGGACATCTACTACTGCGCCAAATTCAACATTAAGTTATTCACAAATACAAACAGATTTAATAACTAATGCTACTGCAGCAAAAAATGCATTGATTTTAGCATCACAAGCACAAGTAGATTCAGCAAATCAAGCAGTTGCAACCAGCGCGGCACAAACTGCAGCAACTGCAGTAATTGCAGCACAAACTAATGCAAGTACAGCACAAACTAATGCAAGAACAACACAATCAACAGCAACTGGATTACAAACTAATGCAAATACCGCACAAACTAATGCAGATACAGCACAAACTAATGCAAATACCGCACAAACTAATGCAAATACCGCACAAACTAATGCAAATAACGCACAATCATCAGCAACTGAATTACAAACTTTAGCAACTGCAGCAACTAATTCATCAGCATCAAATGCAGCAAATTTGACAACACTCGCACAAACCGCACAAACTACGGCAACTGCATTACAAACTACGGCAACTGGATTACAAATTACTGCAAATACAACACAAACTACTGCAGATACAGCACAAACTACTGCAGATACAGAACAAACTACTGCAACTGCAGCACAAACTACTGCAGATACAGCAACACAAAATGCAGTAAATTTAGCAGCACAAGCAACAGCAGCAGCAATAGCAGCACAAGCAGCACAAGCAGCAGCAACAGCAGCAACTAATTTAGCAACACACTCGGCACAAGCATCCGCTAATGCAGCAAGTTCACATGCAGCATCATTATTAACTGCAAACGCAGATATAGCAAGGTTATAATCTTATTTCCTTGTTAACTCTTCTCTCTTTTATAAGTTTGAATAAAATAGTTTGTATTTTCTATGCTTTCATTCATTGCTCTACTAATTAATTGAATATAATCTTCAATCATTGTTCCTCCAGTTATATTAAAATTTACACCATTTTTATACATAATAACATTTGGTTTATTTATACTATCAAATAAAAAGTAATTATTCCAATAAACTGGATAATTATTAATTAAATTATATAAATGATGTTGTGTTTTTTCAGTAATATCTAACATATGATCTAAAATGCAACTATATTTTGGTAAAAAATATATTTCATTCTTTTGAATATTAGACCAAACAATATATCTATGATGTATATAACCACAATATTTATATGCAAATTTAGTACCATCTACATTTTTTGTTATTTCTATTAATGGTGAAGGGGTTTCAATATATCCACCAAATTTACTAACACGAAATATTTCACTTAATGTAAAATCTGGATTTTGAATATCTTCCAAAACGTGTCTACAATAAATAAAATCAAAACTATTATTATCTTGTGGAAAGATATCCTTATCAATATCAATATCAATATACTTTGTTATTGTTTCATTACATCCAATAAAATCAGTTGCTAATTTAAATGGTACTTTTCCTGGACCAATTTCTATATTTTTTTGACAAACAATAAGTTTCAATAATTCTATTAATAGAAATATTTGGACCCCAGTAATAATTTTGTATAGTTAAATTATTGGTACTGCTACTACTACTGCTACTACTACTGCTACTACTACTGCTACTATTACTATCATTACTAAAAATATCTATATTATCAGGCGCACAATATTTCTTCATATAAATATAAGTAATACTGTTCTTATATTTATATTTTTATAGTATCTTAAATCTTAATTAAAAACACACGATATCCTTTATGTAATATTTTCATTTCATTTTGATATTTTTTCAAAAAATGATTTACTGCTTCAAATGGACTATCAACAAATGCGCCTGCAGCAGTAGTATTATATAAATAGTCATCAATTGCTAATAATCCTCCTTGATTTAAAATTTTCCATGCTTGAACTAAATCTAAATAACAATCAAATGCTAAATGACTACCATCAACATAAATAAAATCAAAATATTCATCATTTTTCATCATATTAAATAAAACATCTGCAGAATCCCCTTTAATTCCTTTAACTCTCTCTTCTAATCCTTCCATTTTAATATTTTTATAAAATGATGATTCTACTTTAAGTTCATCTATATTTTCTAATAATGTAATTTCATCATAATTTGTCCATCTATCTACTCCAAATCCAATAGAATTAGGAATTAATTTTACAATATTAATTAATGATATTCCAGTATAAGTTCCAATTTCTAATACTTTAGTTTTAATTTTATTTTTTGCATAATTTTCATTAAAATAATCAATAGCTTCTAAAAAATATTGTTTATGTCCAAATGGTAAATTATTCGTCCAATTATACATTCCTTTATATTCTAACTTTTCTTGTAAAATATGATCATCTAACATTTTCTTTGCTTGATTTTCCCATGATAATTTTTTAGCCCATTCATAATTTCTCTCTACCAATTCATTTTTAAGATTAAGATTTGACGGATCTAAATATTTTTTAATTTCAGTAAGCGCTTGTTCTTGCCACGTAATAGTTTTAGAATCACCTTTAATTATAACTCCTCTATCTGCAACAGTATTTTCTAATGCAGCCAAATGATTCGTAATTACAAAAGTATTTGTTATAGCTGCTTCAAGTGCAGTTAAACAAAATGTTTCCATAAATGTACATGGATAAAACCAAATATCTGCAGTTAGCCATGATTCTGCCAATGTTTGTTTATTTACCCAACCGTGATAATAAATATTCATATTATGTTCATCAGCATTATAAGATGTCATTAACTCTTTAATTTGTGTCATCATTGCACCCTCTACTTTATTTACCCATTCTCCATTAATATCACAATAAATATGTAAAGATGCTGCCGGTTGAAACTCATATATTTTTGGCCACATTTGCAAAAGCTGAAGAAGACCACGATTTGGAAAAGATGAATAAATAAATTTATAAGGTTCTTTTATTTGAATACTTTTTTTATTAAATTTATTAAAATCAATACCATAATAAAAAGGAACAGTAATATGTTTTAAAGATGGAAATCTTTGAGTAAAATAATCAACATGCCATTCAGTTAAACAAAATATTTTCTTTAGTTTTTTATTTACTGGAATCACTATTCCAGATGGTGTTAAATCGTGAATAACAAAATAAACATTTTCAGTCCATCCTTTAAAAGTAACTGGTAAATATTCGGAAAACCGACTTACAATACAACTATGAATATAATTTTCATTTATAAATGAATAATATTGTGATAATGGTCTATAAATAACTCCTTCAAAATTTTCTTCTTCTAAACAATTACAAAATACATATACATCGAATGCGCCTGATTTTTGAATATGTCTAGATAATTCAATAATATATGTTTCTGATCCACCAACACCAATAGTAAGAATACTTGATCCAGACCAATTATTAAATCCACCATCCGCGTGAAAACAAAAGATAGGTTTTTCTGGCACTTTTGGAGTAGTTTTTTCAATGCGAACTGTTAGTTTTTCATATATTTTATACCATGATACTATTTCTGTATATGAATCAGCGTCTGGTTTATTATTTTTTAAAAACAGTTCACTTGCTTTTAAGCCTAATTCATATTCATTTAATTCATAACAAATTTTACAAAGAAATTTGGGTAAAAAATGGTAACTCAATGTTGGTTTCAAACTATACTGACAATGCATAGGAAATCCAATTTGAAATGCTTTTTTAAAATATGTAAATGCTTTACTAAAATTATTTTCCAAATAATAATGAATACCAATAAAATATAAAGATTCTGGTCTTGATTCATCTACTTTGTAACATTTATTATATAATTCTTCACACTCAGTCCACGGTTTATTTAATTTAAAATTAGCAATTCTTGCAGATTCAAATAGAGCATCTACCAGTTCTTGAACAAATCCACTATTAGTAAATTCTGTTCTTTTTGTGAAATAAAAAAACGCTTTTTCATAATCTTCTAACAAATTATATGTTTGCGCTAAATAATAATATGCTCGAGGATCGTGTGGATTTTCTTCCACTTCTTCGTATAATAATTTCAAATCTAATTGTTTTCTATCTTGTGTTCTTTTTTCCATATAATCAAATCTTTTATCATCAATAAAACTATGGTCTTTTGGAATAACAATATTAATATTATCTTTATCAGTAATAACTTCGTGTATTTTATGAACATATTTTAATCCTGATTTACTTTTAATAATTCTATTAGAACCATAAATGGTATCATCACTTTGAATATATAATGTAAATGATGTTGCTATCTGATCGCCATTTATTTCATTTAAAAAAGCACGTAAATCTCCTTGAATAACATATGTATCATCTAACATTATGATATATTTACAATCTTGTCCTGCTAATTCTAGTAATCTATTTCTACTATCACGAAAATTAATAAAGGGTTCTTGAAATAGTTCTCCCTTTTTCTTTCCAGTTAAAACACGATTAATTATATTAATTGTATCATCTGTACTACCAGTATCTAATATTGTCCATTTATCTATTAAATGCATATTTTGTGTAAGCATATCTTCAAATTGTGGTCCAGCATTTTTTACCATAATACATAAATGAAGTATATTGTCATAAAAACACTTTTTTTGAGGTATATTTATAAAATATTGAAATACTTGTTTAAAAGATTCGATATACCTTTCTGGAATATATAAAAATAAATCAGTATCCGTTAATTTAAAAATATGTTTATATACAGAATCATATAATATTTTGGCACTTAAAGTTGTTAACATAATAGGTTTATATACTTCAACTAATGTGTGATCAATTGACTCATATTTATCAGCAAAAATAATACTATTAGATAAATTTAAATTGGATGGTAATGTCCAAAATGCATTTGTAATTTTATGTGCTAAAATATTTTCAGTAATATTATTATTATGCGATTGTTCTTGTTGTGTTTCTTGATTTTCTTTATTAATTAAATGTATAGAATCAAATTTGGAAGCACAACTGATTGGAATATATCCTCCGTGTGTTACATCATAAAAAATACATTGTTTCTTTTCTTTATCTTTTTCTTTATCTTTTTCTTTTTCTTTTTCTTGTATTTCATTTCCTATTTTTATTTTTGATAATTCATGTAAGAGAGAAACTATTCTATCAAATTGTCCAACTTTCTCTCTTATTTGTAAATTATTATATTCTTTATGAGGAATTATATTAAATTCATTTATCTGAACATTATATTTGCGTTTATTTAAATCAACAAGCATAAACAAATTGGGGTTATATTTTTAAGTATTTATATTTTATGTATTATATGTCATCTATCATTATTAGCTTTGTATTATTTTTTCGTTATTATTATACAAAAATGGATAATAATAAAATTGTTTTTTTCTTTAATTCACGGATGGATTATCACATTTAAGTTTAAAAATGCATTATATATTTTTCTTTTGAATAATTTTGTTGATAATGATTTATTCCGGAATTATGTAATTCAAAATAATTTACATTTTGCCTAGATAATATCCACCACTCTGCATCATGTCTAACAAAAGGGATTGATATTTTATTTAATGTATTAATATAATTACTAGTTGCCCACCAAAAATTGCCACTAAAATGTTTATGAGGTAAGTTTGAATAATTTGATCCAATTGCATCATATTTTTTTAATAAACTAAAACATTCTGTATGTTTATTAATAAGAAAATGTGTCATCATATTTTTCCAATCTATTATGAGTGTATTATTTAAACAAGTAATACCTTTTGTATGTAAATATAATATTTCACAATTCTGGTTATATTTGCAAAATGTATGAATTAAATTAATTGTATGTATCTCATATAAATAAATATTATCAATGTAATTTATAATCTTAATTTTATCATTATTATATATATTTTCATCAATAGGTATTCCAATATTGATAATAAATATTTTCTCTAATTGTTGAATTAAATTACTATCTATTAATTGTTCTACAATTTCAGTTAATATATTTATTCCAATATTTTTCAAATTACAACTATGAATAAAACAATATTTTAAAGAATTATTATTATTAAATTCTTCAAAATAAGTATTATACTTCAAGATCTGTTTGTTTATTTTGTTGTATAATTTTATCAATTACTGGAAAAAATGCCAGTTTATTTAAAATCTTTTGTTTCTCTCTTCTAATAATGTCAATTCTTTGACTAAACCAATCTTCTTCTATTGCTTGTTTCACAATTTTTAAAGATTCTTCAAAATTATCAAGAGGTAATTGTACATAAGCTTGAGTATCAATATATTCATGCAAATTTGGACATCCCCAATAAAAACATAATGATTCACATAAAATAGGTTCCCATATTTTTTCAGTAGCATAATTAGACTCACTGTTATTTTCTGCTGAAAAATAATATTTATATGGCACTAATGCATTTAATTTATCATCGTCTTTAAGTGGTCCAATATATGATTTAAATTGATGATAATTTTTTTGCCCAAATACATCTATAAATATAAATGATTCTTCTTCTTGTGCTTCTTGTGTTTCTATATATTTTATAAATTGATTTCTTAAAATATGTCCATCATCAAAGTTTTTTTGAGAACAAACACACGATATTTTATTTATTGATTTATTTATTTCAGTAGGTGGCATGTTTATTTGCCATTGAACATTATTCAAATGGGTTTTATGAGAAAATACTTTTAAAAACTTATTTGGATCTGGTTCTGCCCAATCACCCCATGTTTTAACACCCCAATTTTTACTTGGATCATATACCCAAGGTTCCATTTGAAAAATAAATGTCCTTGTTGGATCATAATATTCATTTTGTGGTGGAGAATTAATAATTACATAATAATCTATTTCTTCTCTCTTATTTGTCCATGTTAATTGTAATTGTTTAGAATTTATATTGCTATTGCTATTGCTATTGCTATTGCTAGTCCAACTAAAATTTGCAGGATCTGTACACATATTTGACCATTCTTTACATAATTGTTCAGAATTTGTCCAATTACAAAGCATTTTAATTTGTATTTTATTGGATTGATTACCTATTTCATTTATTTTTAGTTTAATATTGTTTTGAATCTGTTCTATTTTGTGTACTTTTTTTTTAAATATACATATACAATCACTTGTATTAGATCTTAAACTACTTTGATCATAATAAAATACATCATATTTTTCTTTAATATATTTTTGATAATCATTTGAAAAACACGATAATTGTTTCCATATTTCAAAATTTTTATTCCAAATATCTTCAATAATATATATTCCATCAAAGGATAAATATTTTTCTAGTGCAATAAAAGATATAACTTGATGTTCAATAACATGAGAACCATCATCTAAAATTAGATCCATGGTAACATTTAATTTGTTCATTAATTTACTAAGTTGTTCTGGATTACTTTGATCACATACATAAGTTTTAATTCGCGGTTCTTCAAACAAACCTTCTTTAAAAATATCTATCCCATATACATTTGCATTTTTACAATATTCTTTCCACGCTCTAAGACTATTTCCTGTTTTATAATTATATTTTAGCATTTGTATCATTTGACCATTTTCAATAGATCCAATACCTATTTCAAAAATATTTTTTATATTATCTCTAATACTATCTAACCATTTAGAATATACTGGAATATAATTATGACCATATTTCTCACATTTATCTAATATAAAATATTCTGCAATTTCTTTTAAAGATCGATTATTCTGGCATTGTTCATAATACTCTTTTTTAATATATATACCATCACACTCTTTAAAATATGGCGAAGAAGATAATTTATTTAATTTATTTTTAAAAAATCCAAGACTATTAAATGCAATACAATTGGTATCTTTTTCAGCTATATCCATTAAAATTGGTACTGATTTATTAATGCGATATATATCATTATCACCACTATCTACTCCTTTTATAAAAATAAAATTATCATTGGGAACTAAATTAACACAATTCCAGTTAGATTTAAGGGTTGAATTTAATAAGCATCTATTTGTAATATCTGTATCATTAAATACATAAACAATAGTAGATTCATCTTTTGACCATTTTAAAAAAGCAATCCACCAATGAAATGTACTATCACTTAAAATAAAATAATTGCATAATAATCCTATACTCATTTGAGATACATCATCTTCTTTTACATAAATAATATTATATCTAGTTATATCTTCATCTATCATTATATTCCATTCAGTATCTACATCACTTAAAATAAATATATTTATTTTTTTGTCAAGATTATTTTCGACAATTGTATCAATAACTAATTTATATGAGGCTTTATTAAATTTTGAATACTTAAATCCACCATCAGGTCCTATTCGAATTCCCATCATAATATTAATATTTTTATCACAGATAGTATATTTATTTAATAAATCATTAGAACATGTTAAATCAAAAATATCTATTAATTTCTCTCTTATTTCAAAAAATAATTCTATATTTTGACAAAAACCATTAACTATAAAAGCATCTGGTAAATTTAAATCCTCATATTTATTTACACTATTACAATCATTTAATAATATAGTATTATGTGTTGGTCTATCAATTGTAGATTTTATATTTTTAAATATAGATTTTAAATAACTTTGTTTCAATACTTTACGACCAAATAATTCAGCGGATCCATTATTAATAAATTTATTATTATAATTTAATAGTATTTGATAATTATATTTTTCTTTATAATAACACGCTGTAGCAATTTGAAACATTATATTTCCTAATCCCATAATAAGTTGATTATCAATACCTATATAAATTGTTTTATGAAAAATAGTTGTTATTTTACTAAAATCTAATCCTATATGATCTCTTTGAATATCTGAATTTACATCTTGATCTGTTTTTTCTACCCATTCTGAAAATGCTATTTGTGTCTGTACTTCTTGGCATTGTAATTCTGGACATATTTTTATTAAATAATCTATACCGTGTTTAATACCGTGTTGTTCAATATATGTTAATAATTTGGCAGCACCCTTTTTATTAATAGAATACATAAAAAATCCACCAATATAAAGTGTATTATTTAAAGGAACAATAGTTATATTATTATTTTCATCATTTTGTTGATATATTTGTTTAATTTCTTTTTTCTCTCTATTAGTTGAATACATATGATATCCTAAAAAAATAACATCTTCTTTCTTAAAACTATCCTTTATTGTTTCATATTTATTTTTAAAATTAGAACAAAGCGAGAAATCATCTTCCATTATCAGATAATATTCATTATTTGGATCATTTACTAATTGTTTCCATAAATTATAATGACTTAGTGCACATCCTATAAATCCACGTCTATTTCCAAAATCATTTCCTTTAAATAATTGTGCTAATTCTGCTGTAGGTTCCAAAGTTTGTCCATCAACTGCTTCAATAAATTCTATATCATTCATGTCCATTTCAGCATTGGTTAATATTTTATGAGTTTCTTCTTTTCTATCAGGTCTACGTTTTAAATTTATAATTTTAATACTGCACTTAGTATAAACCATCTGCGTCGTGGGTTCCTCCTGTATAAACTGTGATTCTTCATTTAAAGTATATGCATTAGGTTTACTATTATCTCCTCGTTCTGATGTAAGACGACCAATATGTCGATTTGTTATTTTATTGAAAAATGCACTTTTATAGTTAGCATTTGTCCATTTGTTTGCATAATCCATCTCAAAAAACTGGTTACACGAATCATAATTACCTAATTTTAAAATGGCATCTACCTTAATTAAAGATGGACGAAAACTATAATGGGGCCAATAGTGACAATTTTGATATGGAAACTGACCTTGTTTATAATCATGAATAGCAAAATGTGATTTATTAGAATTACTTAGATGACCTACAATATTATATGATTCAATTGTCTCTCCATAATTGCGATTAAATAAAATTTGTTTTACACCAATTTCTTTTAATTCATCTAATAATTTAATTGATTCTCCAATATAATTCATTTTATCATAAAACAAAAAATCGTCTTCCAAATGAATCCAATAATCTGGTTTTAATTCTTGCAATTTATTAAAAATAATATTCATACTTTGACGATGTCCTTTTTCTTCAGGAGTTTTCATGTAATAGTTGACCCACGGATATAATTTTTGCATATATTGACGATCTTGATCTGCAGAATTATCATCTACACAAAACCAATAATCTACTTGTTTTATATCTGTGCAATGATTTATTAAAGAATTTATTGTTTGTTGAAACAAATCATATCTTTTACATGTTGTAAAAGAGAGAAATATTTTGATTGGATTATGGGGTTCTTTCTCTTTCTTTTTCTCTTTCTCTCTTTCCTTTTCCTTAGCAAATTTACCATTATATTTTACTAATTTTTTTTTGCATTTATTAAATAATAAATCCCATAATTCAAAATAAGTTGACTTAAATTGTTCACATTTTGTTGCAATTATACCCAAAATAGTATTTACTGAATAAAATAATGAACATAGTTCAGCATCACTATCCTTTTCTATCTCTTCTTTATAACATAAGGTATTATCTAATGTTTGTCTCAAATAATCACGACGAATTAGTTGATTTGTTAAAATTTTTTTACAGCAATTATATCCTGATAATTTATATTCTCTACTATAATAGGCACATATGGATTGATGATATTCTATTTCATCATTATACATGGGGTTTACTATAAATAATTTACCTTGTAATTCTGTTGATTTTTTATAATTTGCAAATTGTTTATAAAGTAATGTTACTAATAATGTATTATCATTTAATCGTAAATGATTCATTGCATTTACTACACCTTCCATTCTCTCTTCATCATATTCTACTGATTTTAACCAATATTTAATTGCATTTATACTATCATTTTTTCTAATATATAAATCACCAATCATAAAACATGCATAGAATTTCTCTTGATTCCAATTATGAAGTGTTAGCACTTTTTTATACCATTCTATTGAATCATCCATATATTTTTCACCAGCATCTTTATAACTTTGACCTATATAAAATGCATATCTACACGCTTGACCATAATCTGTTGTAAATTCATCTTCAAATCCTTTTTTTAATACAATTGCATCATCATAATATTTATTTACATTTTGACTTCTTGCTCCAATTCTTCCAGAAATTACATGATACTTGCCTTCTATAGTAGCTTCTCCATTAATCGGTTCTATATTATTTAAGGCTTCATGTAATACTCCTTTAAATTCCCATTTTTTTCTATTATTAACTAATAATGGTCTGACATAAGAAACACCATCTCCACCAAAAGTAAGTAAATATTTGTCCAAACACATTGGTTCAGGCAATTTAAAATCACCAATTAATTTATCATCTGCATCAAATATCAGTAAATAATCTGTTAAATTATATGCAGATTCTAATGCTTTTGATCTATTATAACCAAAATTAACCCATTGATGATCTACTATTTTACCTGGTATATTTCTCTCTTTAAAAAACTGTGTAATTACTTCTTTTGTATTGTCTGTGCTTCCTGTATCTGATATAACCCAATAACTAAATTTAATTTGTTCACATAAATTTATAAGAGTATCTTGTATACAATGTGCTTCATTTTTTACAATCATATTTAAACAAATTGTTTTTTTTAACATTGATAAAAATATACTAATATCTTTATATTAATATTAGTTTTATATTAATATTAGTTTTATATTTATATTTATATTTATAATATGGATTACAATAAGTATAATTCTCAAAAAAATTATAGTAATATTAATAATTCTAAAATAAATATTATTGCATCACCTGGATTAAAAGGTCCACAAGGTCCTCAAGGTATTCCTGGATTTGCTGGTCCAGGAGGTGTAATAACTGGAGATATAATACCAAATATTACAAATACTTTAAATTTAGGAAGTACTGCTTATAAATTTAATGAAATACATGTAAAAGAATTATATGCAGATAGTAATACTGTACATATTGGATCAGCATCTATATCTTCTAGTAATGGGGTTATTCATCTGCCAGTCGGTACAACAATTGGTGGAGTAAATCCTGGAACAATTAAAATAATGGGTAAACTTGATAATATTACTGATTTAGATGCACTTCTTGAACCATCTATTGGAGATAGTTATATTATTAAACCATTAGGTGAACCTGCGCATTTATGGGTATTTAATGGCACTGACTGGATTGATTGTGGAACAGTTTCTGGACCATCTGGTCAAGATGGTGCTAAAGGTGCTGACGGTGCTAAAGGTGCTGACGGTGCTAAAGGTGATACTGGACCTGCTGGACCTATTACTTCTGGTGGAATAGTTTCTAAAAATTTACTTCCTAATTCAGATGCTACATTAGATTTAGGTAGTTCAAATTATAGATTTAATAACATATATGCTAAAGAAATTTGGGCACATTCAAATACTCTTCATCTTGGTGAGGCATCTATATCTTCAAGTGGTTCTGTAGTTACACTGCCAATTGGATCTTTAATTGGAGGTATAAATCCAGGAACAATTAAAATAATGGGAAGTGTAGATATAATTGATGATTTATATGCAATTAACACTCCTTTAATAGGCGATGGTTATTTAGTAGGTGGAATTAATGTGAACGCACATTTGTGGGTATTTAATGGAACTGGATGGATTGATTGTGGAACAATTGTTGGTCCAGTTGGACCTGTTGGACCTATTGGACCTGTTGGACCTAAAGGTGATCCAGGAAGTGGAAGTGGAACTGGAACTAGTTATGGTGCTACTGGTCCTACTGGTGCTACTGGTCCTACTGGTCCTACTGGAGCTAATGGTTTAGACGGAACTAAAGGAACTGATGGTGCTAAAGGCGCAGATGGTGCTAAAGGCGCAGATGGTGTTAAGGGAGATGATGGCGTAAAAGGAAATACTGGTATTAAGGGGGATGATGGTGTTAAGGGTGCTAATGGTGCTAAGGGTGATACTGGTGCTAATGGTGTTGATGGTGCTAAAGGAGATACTGGTGCTAATGGTGTTGATAAAGTTGATAAATTATTTATTAATATAAATGATATAAATTATGCTATTTTAAATAATGATAACAATTTTACCTTTACAGAAAATACACAAACTGTTATTTTACCTACTAATTTATTAAATGGATCAACTATTTATCTTAATAATATGACAAATCACAATATTTCTATAGAATCTTTAGCAAAAATTTATCATTATGTTTTAACTCCTCCAGAAGGATTAAATACATTAATTCTTTATCCAAATATGTTATTAACTTTTATTTTTACTATAAATACTGTTTCTGGAAATTTTAAATGGAATATTATTTAATTTGTAAAAAATATTATATAGTATAATTTCATAATGAGTACAAGTACGTTATATTTAGGGGCTGCCTCTACTACTTCGTCTGTTTTCACCGTGGGTGCAGGCAAAACTCTTTGCGTTGTTGAATCCGCAGTAAATCCAACTGATGCAGTTAATAAAGGTGTTCTTGATATTGCAGTGGGAGCACTTACTACAGTAATTAATACCATTACTGGGTCCGATTTTCATTTGGCAGGTGCATTTGATCAATTGCCTGAAATCATGACAGCCGTTACTACTGAACAAGCTGCAAGAGCTGCTGCGGATACTGCCGAACATGATGCTCGCGTAGCTGCAGATGATCTTGAAATTACAACACGCGCTGCTGCTATCACAACTGAAGCTAATGCTCGTTCTGCTGCTGATATTAGTGAATCTAATGCACGAACTGCTGCAGATGATGCTGAAGCAGTTGCTCGTACTGCTGCTGACGCTGCTTTACAAATTCAAATCAGTGATGTTAATATTGTTCCATTTACTTCAACAATTTATGCTGATGGAAATCAACCAGCACCATTACCTTTTGCATTAGTTAATGCTGGTCATCAAGGATGGTATTATAAAAACAGTAATGCTAGTGGAACAAATAAAATCAATTGGTATATGACAAATAAAAGTGGAGGTGCGCCAAAAATGAATTTGACTGTTGGACAAATTAATGAAATAAATATGCCAGTTACTTTAATTTCTAAAGCATCAACCCCATTTATTACTATTTATACTGCACCATTTGGAAATTATAGTTCATCTAATCCAACTGCTTATACAAGCGATGTAACTAAAGATGCTGCTTCTTGGTATCACGCTAAGGTAACATATACTGTTGATGGTGATAGTGCTGGAGCCGATTATGGCACTTTGGTTAATGGAGGACAATATTTATTTAGAGCAAGAGTTGCTGGTTCAACTTTGACTGCAAATTATCCAAGTTATTCAAACATTGATTTATTGCCATCTGTTGTTGCTTCTTCAACAAAAGGTAATTTTGCAAATGATCAAACTGTTTTATTAATTGCAATTGGAACTGATTCTAGTTCTGCAGTAAATAACGTTGAATTTGTTGTTAAACATTTTGAATTAAGAACTACTCTAGGTAATAAAAAGATGTTGTTTTCAAATGAATCTGTCATGAGCAATTATCTTTTGACAAAACTTGATGCATTGTATTCAACATTTTATCATACATCGATTGTTCCTGTTTAATGTTTTTGTTTAATGTTTTTCTTTAATATTCTTGTTTAATTATTATTATTATAGTAATAATAATTTATATTTAGTTTTATATATGTCTAATTACAATAGTTATTTAGGTAATAAAAAGTGCTGTAGCACTACTGGTCAACAAGGACCACAAGGTCCTAGAGGGTTTCAAGGTCCAATTGGACCACCTGGACCTGCTTCTAGTGGAACTGGACTTAACTCAGGACTTACAGGCGTAGATTCTGGTTTCGGAAATATGTTGGTAATTAATCCGACTACAGGTGATGTAGCTTATAATGATATTTTAGAAGTAATTGATAATACAAATGTTATAATAAGAGGAGATCTTATCCCAAGTAGTAATTATTCTATAAATTTAGGCAGCACTGGGTTAAGATTTAAAACTATATATGCTGAGCACATTTATGCTGCAGCAAATACAATTAATATTGGTGATGCTAAAATACATGCTACTGGGGATGTTATCAATTTTGATAATAAAATTAATATTGGCGGCGTTTTAATAAGTTCTATAATAAATACAATTGATGGATCAAAATCTCTTGTTTTACCTAATAATATTAAAATTGGCGATGATACTAATCATGCTATATTATCTGTTATTGATAATAAGATTGATTTAGATAATATTTCTATAAATAATTCAACTTTAAATAAAGCAAATATAACTAATGCAACTTTAAATGATCCAATTTTAAATGATGCAACTTTAAATAATTCAACTTTAACTAATGCAACTTTAAATAGTGCAAATATAACTAGTGCAAATATAACTAGTGCAACTATAACTAATGCAACTATAACTAATCCAATTGATTTACACTCAGGTACAACAATTGGAGGAATTGCTCCAGGAACACTTAAAATTAAAGGTACAGTAACTCAAACATCTGATTTATATAATATTTTACCTACTCCTGTTCAAGGGGATTGCTATTTATTAGGAACACAATTAATGATATATAATGGAGTAGGATTATCAACCGGACCATCTGGTTGGACTCATTATGGTAATACTGTTGGACCTACAGGAGCAACAGGCCTTACAGGAGCAACAGGCCTTACAGGAGCAACAGGATCTACAGGAGCAACAGGCCAAACAGGAGCAACAGGTCAAACTGGATCTACAGGTGTAACAGGTAGTACAGGGGCAACAGGCTTTACAGGTAGTACAGGGGCAACAGGACATACTGGTCAAACAGGATCAACTGGACATACTGGTGAAACAGGTAGTACAGGGGCAACAGGTAGTACAGGAGCAACAGGTCAAACTGGTGCAACAGGTAGTACAGGGGCAACAGGATTAACTGGATCTACAGGATCAACAGGACATACTGGTCAAACAGGATCAACTGGACATACTGGTGAAACAGGTTCAACAGGCTTTACAGGTAGTACAGGGGCAACAGGATTAACTGGATCTACAGGTGCAACAGGTAGTACAGGGGCAACAGGATTAACTGGATCTACAGGAGCAACAGGTGCAACAGGCTTTACAGGTAGTACAGGTGCAACAGGCTTTACAGGTGCAACAGGCTTTACAGGTGCAACAGGCTTTACAGGAGCAACAGGTCAAACAGGTAGTACAGGTGCAACAGGCTTTACAGGTCAAACAGGAGCAACTGGCCTTACAGGAGCAACTGGCCTTACAGGAGCAACAGGATCTACAGGAGCAACAGGATCTACAGGAGCAACAGGAGCAACTGGCCTTACAGGAGCAACTGGTCAAACAGGATCTACTGGTGAAACAGGAGCAACAGGAGCAACTGGCCTTACAGGAGCAACTGGTCAAACAGGATCTACTGGTGAAACAGGAGCAACAGGAGCAACAGGAGCAACAGGTCTTACAGGAGCAACTGGTCTTACAGGAGCAACTGGTCAAACAGGAGAAACAGGAGCAACAGGACTTACAGGTGCAACAGGCTTTACAGGTGCAACAGGCTTTACAGGAGCAACAGGTCAAACAGGTAGTACAGGTGCAACAGGCTTTACAGGTGCAACAGGCTTTACAGGTGCAACAGGCTTTACAGGTGCAACAGGCTTTACAGGTGCAACAGGCTTTACAGGTGCAACAGG